CGCTTTGCAGACAGCTTAATGTTTCCGAACTTAGGAGTGCTCGTCTTAATCTTGCGCTGCTCCCCGCCCCACTGCGCACGGGCGCCGGCGGTCATACGCGGAAGGTTTAAGTTACCAGATGTAAGCGGTACCTGCTGTGCTCCCAGCTCTACGATTACAGTCTTCGGGTACAGAAGTTCAATGATCTGATCGGAGTATACTTCCGGAATCAGGTATCCGCCATCAACCGGGCTGGTTACGGAAAGGGCTTTAAACTCTCTCTCCATATCTGCATCATCGTATTTCTTTCGGGCATAATAGGCAGCACGCTCCGGATCCTGGCGGCCGAACACATCAATGCACTTGATGGCTCTTGCCAGCTGGATCATCGGCGGCACCTCTTTCTTTTTTGTATTGCCCATAGTTCCATTACCTCCATCTCTGCTCAAATAGAATGAGCTATATTTTCTTTCTACTTTTTTCTTCTGAGCAGCCGGCCGGCTAACTGCCGCTTTTGTCTGGCGCTTCACCGGTGCACCTTTTTCGCCCTTAGATTCCTCATCCGCGGTATCATCGGACATAACCTCTGCAACTGCATCCAGGATGTCCTCAACAACATCATCACCAATACCGTCCGCCTTTGCAGACTTGCGCTTCTCATTAACCGCCTCGCAGGCTGCCTTGATGACTTCCTCAAGGTCGGTAGGTTCATCGTCAGCTTTCTCATCTTCAGTAGCACCAGCCTCCTCCAGAATTGCGTCAATCAGCTCAGAAGTATCATCCGGATTCAGCTCATCCGCCTTTGCAGACTTGCGTTTCTCATTAACCGCTTCAATGGCAGCGTCGAGGATTTCTCCCAGGTCCCCGCCAGCTTCTGCCGGATCTCCTTCCGCGCCGTCATCCGCTTTCTGCTCGTCCAATGCTTCCTTTACTGCTGCCTTTACCATCTCCTGAAGGTCATCAGCCCCCATCTTCATGGATTTTCTTGTTCTTGCCGCTTTCCGGCTCATTTTATATCTTGACATTGTATGTCCTCCTTAATATGAAATCTCAATCTCAATTTGATCTTGGTTGCTTTTCCTGCTTACAGGAGCCCGTGTCCGCGATTTCTGATCGGCGCCGCTGGCTTCCCGGATAACCGCATCAATCGTCCTGGCTGCATCTTTCATGGACTTGCTTACGTCCTTGAGAGATTTCAGCCTGGTGTTGCTAATCTTCCTGCCTTCCTTGACATCGAGCAGCAAGTCATCCTTTATGGCCTGGGCTTGCTCTGCAGTTTCCTGCATGGATTTGTACCCGGTGATTACTGCTTCCGGATTCATTGCCCAGGTAACGACAGACACTTCCCACAGCTTGACCTCGCGGAGATGACGGATTCCATCGCCGTCATAATCAAAGACAATCGGGTCATATCCGATAGACAATTCATTTAAGACGCCGTCTTTCAAGAGCACTTTAATATCTCTACCCATGGATGTGTCCGATATCTTCGCAGACAAGAACAATCCGTTTGCATCCTCTCGAAGTTCGATTGGGCGCCCGATTGGTAACCAGCAGTCATTATGCAGTGCAAGGATCTTCACGCGTTCCCAGCCCTCAGCTAGTGTCTTGGTGAATGCCCCAGGTTCAATGATGTCTCCACCGCTATCCACATTGTCGAACACAGCGCCGTAACCAGAAAAGATTCCCTCTTCCTCGTTGTAGGCGTCCACCTTGAACTGCATCGTCTTTACTTCATGCTTCACAGCTTTTCCTCCTTTCTGCAGAATTTTTATAATAAAAAAGACCGGATAAACCAGCCCTCCTTATTGCGCTATGAAATTACTGGATGCCGTGCCAGGCTGTCTGAAGCAGGAACCCCAGCAGCTCCCACACCTTATCCTCGATTTTGTTCATGCAGATCTCACGCCCGACTTCCTCGGAATAGTTCTTCGGGTCCACGCAGGAACTGGATTCCACAATCGCAAAGCCATTTTTCAGGACGCACCGGACCACCGTAGTGGAATCACCCATAGTCATGGTTTCCACCTCGGAAATAAAGTCCTCAACCATCTTAGTGCCGATGCTGACACCAGACGGAAGATCTTTATTGTCATCAACCTGGAGATAAGCTTTCTCAAATACTTCCTTCGGGCTCCAGCTGAAATATCCATCCGGATACTGGACGAGGTATCCCAGTTCCAGCCCCTTTCTTCTGGCTTCCTCTTCCGGCATCTTGTCAATGGCGAATGTTTTTCCCGTGCTGATGCACTTATATGCTGGAGCTGCCTCAACTAATTTTGTTCCAATGTATTTCTTCATCTATTTGTTTCCTTTCCGCATTTTGGACACCGAGCCACATAGCCACCATACAGGCCATGTGACCGTTTCCAGTGTTTACAGTAATTATGCTTACATCTCATTCGCTTCAGCCATCCAAACATAATCCCCCTTTCTGTTGCGATATCGCAACAAGTTGTAACGTCACAACTACGAATATGTCAGGAAACAGTGACAATTCACCGTCTCCTCAGCCACACCACAGTTCGGGTCACACGGCATCATCAGCTTATTTCCTTTCGATGTTACAAATGGCTCCGTAATCGGCACCGACTTACCATTCAGTTCCCGGTGCGTATCCCTGGCCTTTTCCGGATTGGTGACATGCCAGGTCTTTGTTGAGAACCCGCCTCGCTGCGCCATATCATAGTTCCCGGCCAGAAGGCTGGTATTGCACTCCTGCGCCGCAATCGTGCGGGCTCTGGAAGCAGAGGTATTCATCGTATCCATAATCTCCTCGGTCAGGGTCTGGTGACTCTTTCCTTCAGCCAAACCGTCCGTGATTATCTTTGAGATGCTCTGTTTAGTTGTCTGCGACACATACGTTACACGCTGCCCGCCGCGGATCCGCGCTGCTGATGTGAGCGCCGGCTGCTGAATGTTCCTTAACCGGTATGTTGATATCACATTCTCCACGCCCTTGTCATAGGTCTCAGCCCATAGCGGTGTGAGGATTGATTCCAACATAGTTTCTTCTTTCTTCCAGTCAATCAGTCCATTTACAAACCGGAGGGTCAGTTCTTTCTGCTGTTCCTCGGAAAGCTGCAGGAATTCTTCCTGAGTCATATCAAGCGCATCCCAGACAGTGCCTTCCGCTTTTGTGGTTCCCAGGAGTACCTTCTGAATCTGGTTTGACTGATTCCGCAGGTATTTCATGGTTGCCATCTCAAACTTCCTTGTCTGGGTTCTCCGCGCAGCATCCAGCCCCCTGCCTGCCGCCTTGATGCGTTGGGCTTTGATCTCGGCCGCACGCCTCAATATCTTTTCTTCATCCTCAAGGAGAATCGTATCCGGATTATCCCTGCCGACTATTTCAACATCGTTCCGATCCGCCTCAATTGGCTCGGGAATATCAGAATACTGGAGGTTGGCCGCCGCCGAACTCAGTTCAACTGGATCCTCGTCGTCACCAATGTAAAGGTCTGCAAAGCTCATCTTGAAGATTTTCCCCTTCTTGGCCGGCTCCATGTCCAATTTCTCCCGGGCTTCATCCTTGGTAAGAAGCCCATTGTTCCAGCCATCAAAGGCCACACCCTTTTCAAACTCCTTGTCCTTAGGGATAATGTCATCAAATTCCCATAACAGGTCATCGCCGTATGACGGTAACAGCTGCAGGTTGATGGCATCCTGCCGGTTCATCAGGCGCGGCATCAGCACATTGGTGGCATAGATATAACGGGCAGTCTCTGCGGTGGCCCGGTTGCTGTTCTGTGTGATTCCCATGATTTCCCGCGGAACACCGAAGTGCTCCAGGACTGCATCGCGGGTAAATGTCCGACCGTTGATCATATCCAGGTCTTTCATGTTGTCGCCCAGCTTCACAACACTGGTTGGCACATCCTTGGGACCGCCGATGGTTGCTATGCCATGACTGTTCTGATGCCCACGAAACCGTTCTTTCCACTTTGCCAGGAACCGTTCCTGCTGCTTGTCATCAGCGCCAGGCATAATCACGATGGAACCAGGAGTCGCATCGTTGAAAAAGAATTTCTTCTGGAACTTCGCGGCATACTCATCAATCTCAATTTCATCTGCCAGAGGCTCTGCCTGCCCCAGTCCCCGTTTGTACGGGTCGAGTGGATTTAGGTCCTTCATGACGAACACATCATCCACAGATACATCCATCACGCTACCATCCGCTCCGCGGATCCGATAGAACGGAAATCCCTGGTATGGCGTCATCTGCACCCAGTGCGTCGGTACCGGCCACAACTCCGCCGGATAACCATTGTCAAAGCGCTCAATAATAAAATACCCCTCGCCTTTCAGCAAGAGGTAGTCACTTTGCAACTTCCATAATGAACTGGCCGTAAACTCAAACAGCGGGTTCGGCCTCGCCCAAAAGTCCAGGAATGGATGGACAGTTACTTCTTTCTTTTCTCCATCCTTATCAATCCTATATAATTTACCCTTGGCATAAGCCAGATCCGATGATATCTTATTGATTACCGCCATTCTCGGATTCTTCCCGAAGGTATCCATCCATTCTGCCGTGTTCCTCGTCGGCGGGGATGTGTACCGCGGAATCATCATATTATTGTTGCCGGAGCGACGGTCGAAATAATCGCTCCTGTTTCTTTGTCTAAAATTAAAAATTCCCATAGTCATCACCAATTTAATGTCCATTCGTTGTTAGGGTCATAAAGTGCCAAGGCAAGGGCATCAGCGATATCAGGAGAGGGAAGCCCACGTTTCTTCATGGCCTCTTTCCGCTCCAGCTCCAGCTTGCCATCCTTGTTGACAATGTAGCGCCGGTTGCTCAGCTGTGAGATCAGTGCGTCATCGTCCGGAATCTGCAGTGCACCTGTCTGAAGGAGCTTCCTTATCTTGCCCCACATCAGACCTGTACTGTTGCTGTACTCCACCGGATCATCTTCATCAATCTTCCCTCCAGCTGCGCCAAAATGGCACTCAACAATCTCCAAGTCCAGCTGCGGGATCCTCTGGCACTCGTTCCACTGGTTCCCATTATCCGGATCCAGTCCTTCCCGCCGGCACCGATCACGCCACACCTCATCGATAATCTGATCCGTCAGGTCATACAGGTTATCGTACACCCCGACACCCAGGCCGTCACAGTCCACCTTGACGCGGATCACTGCATCCAAGCACTCGACAGCGTACCGCTTAATCATCTGCACCACATAGCCGGAGATCTCCGTTGTGCGGTTGTGATGGTACAGCTCGTATCCATCTGACTGTACCTTGTCGATCACAGGGTACAGCGCGGAGCTGTCATCGCCGTACCGCGCCACATCGACTCCGATATCCACGCGGTTCCGGACCGTCTCCGGCTTCAGCTGTGTGGCAGCTTCGCACCAGTCCATCATAATAAGGCTGTCCGGGGTGGATTTTGGGAACTGGCCAGCCACGCGCACCCGAAAGACATCGGAGTCCATACCAAACATGTTGATGATTTTCTGGACGAACTTCTGATTTACGTGCTGGCTATCTCGGCCATCAATGTGCATTGCACTGTACTCTGAGCGGCTCTTATGATGGCTGTCGAAAAAGAATCCGGACAGCCTGGTGGGATTTCCCATCATAAGCAGCTTTGCATCCTCGCCGGTCATGGCACCCAGCACCGGCTCGAAAACCTTATCAGACACACCGGATGCCTCATCGATGATGTAAAGCACATGCTCTGCATGGAATCCCTGAAGCGCTTCCGGATTCGTGGCCGTCCGCGGAACTGCGAACCATTCCTCGGGATATCCATTCATATAGACACGCTGCTGTGTCCAGATAATATCGTTCTTAAGCTCCGGATTATTCCTGAGCCACTTACTAATCTCCGCCCAGAGTATGTCATATAGCTGATGCTGCGTAGGCGCCGTACATGGAATCTTTGGAAAAGGCCGCGTACACAGAAACCAGATAACCGACCAACTCTCCACGGCCGACTTACCGACACCATGGCCGGAACGTACTGAGGTCATCGGATAGTCCCGGAGGCTCCTCAGTATATCTCGTTGCTTTTGATCCGGAGTGACCCGGATAATATCCTCAACAAAATAAATAGGCTCATCTGCGTAAAACAGGACTGCATCATCACTCAGCATCCGGGGTACCTTCTTTCTCTTTATCCGCCTTCCGCTTCTCATAGGCACTCATGATATTCTGTGCAAGTCCCTGCTGCCCGGAGGTTCCCATAGACATATGCTCCGCAAGCCATTCCATGGCCTTCATGGAGTCATAGAGTTCGATGCTCGCCCCGTCCTTCCCCATCTTCACCTTCTTAATAGCCCGTCCATCAATTTCTAAGGATTCCTGAAACTTCACATAATTGACTTCCTTCATCAATGGAATTTTTCCACCAGAACCGGGATTCCCATCAGGTTTATCCACCATGACAGGACCGAACATGTTCATAACCGGAACTTCTTCGCGGCCAAAGGTGACATAGTCCGTGATGCAGGCGGTCGCAATGTCCAGATAGAACTGAAAGATATCGTGCTCATCAAAGAGCTGGTTCTCAAAGCGTTCCTTCTTCAGGCGGTTGATTTCTTCCTTGACCTTAGTTTTTCTGAGCAGGCGCCCACCGTTTACCATCGCTGTCTCATATGAACAGCCATACGCTTTCTTATAGGACTGGGTCGCATTCAGTGTCTTTGCATAAAGCACACAAAAAAGCTGCTGTTCAGAATTTAACTCCGAATTCTCCAGTACAGCATCCACGGTCCGTTTATCTGTATTGGCAACGCTACGTTTCTGCTTGCAACGTTGCGTTTTCTTTTTCTGCAACGTTGCGGGCTTATCGCTGCCCCATCCATTCCGGCTCTTCCAGCTCCGGACGGTACCGTCAGATACTCCCAGCTCCCTGGCTATATCAACCAGACTCATGCCCTGCTCAAATAATGCCTTTGCTTTCAACGTCTGTTCATTAGATCCTTGTGCCAATCACCTCACCTTCCTATCTGGCTAAAATAAAAGAGGCAGTGAAAATCACCACCTCTCATTCTTTTCAATTTTAAAAAACTCTCTATTGTATCTACTAATATAAATCGCTACTGCCTTTAATGCCTCTGACGAATCCGCAAAACTCCCTTTAGAATCTCCCGATCCATCTGTCACATCGCCTGTAAATTGACCGAGCT